ATGAAAAAGATAGCTGCTATATCATTAATTAGTATTTTTATTGTGTCTGGTTGTGCTGTGCATAATGATGAGACAAGTATCGGTAAATTTGGTCTTGCATATAAAAGTAATATTCAGCGTAAACTCGATAACCAATACTACACCGAAGCCGAAGCTTCTTTAGCCAGGGGCAGAATATCTGGTGCAGAAAATATAGTAAAAAATGATGCAGCCCATTTCTGTGTTACTCAGGGCAAAAAAATGCAGATAGTTGACCTGAAGACAGAAGGTGCAGGATTACATGGCGTCGCTCGTCTGACATTCAAATGTGGAGAGTGAGAATATTTTTTGGTAAGCGTCAAACATGCGCGTTCTGGTTGTGCTTAGCCGGAACCTGTGCGAGCACGATGCCGTTACGTGAAAGGCATCGTGCTATGAAGGGAGATTCTATCGATGTGGTCAATGGAAGACGGTGACCAGGGATAGGGCTTATGCATAAAAAATAAGCCCGTGTAAGGGAGATTTAGGGTGTCACCAGTAGGGGCTTTCAACGGTACAATGCGGGTTTGAGCGGCATAAATTACTACTGAAAGCCCTTAAACGTTACTCTACTGTGGACACTGTGTGGACACTCTCGGCCTCAGTACCACCTCTTAGCGGATTAAGAGAAATGGCGTCCTGAAGGTACTCTGGCGCAAAATGAGCGTAAACCATAGTTTGTTCAATCCGCGTGTGACCTAGTATCCGTTGTAGCGTGATAATACTTCCTCCATTAATCATGAAATGAGTGGCAAAGCTGTGCCTTAGTGCATGTGTGGCTTGCCCCATTGGCAAATCCGGTTTTATTGCTTTCATTGTTCGTCTGAAGCGAGGGTAATCAGCATCAGGGAATAAAAAACCTCGTTTGTTATCCGCGATCATTTTGGCAACAGCCTCTGAGATCGGGACGGTGCGTGGTTTGTTTGTTTTCGTTTTAACAAACGTGACGCGGTTATGGATGATATTTTCTGCTTTCAAACGAGCTGCTTCTCCCCAACGTGCTCCAGTACTCAGGCAAAGAATCGCAATCTTTTTATTGTCGCCGTCAAGAGCAGCAAGCAGTAAGGCAATTTCTTCCTGCGTGAGATAGCCTGTGTCTGGTTTTTCCTCCTTAAGCCTTTTTGTCCCTCTGATAGGGTGCTCACCAAAGAATAACTCCGCTTCAATCAGGGCTGTAAACATGCCGCTAATACATGTTAAATCACGATTGATACTCGAAGGTTTAATACCCTGACTTCTTCGGGTGGCGCAGTACTGGCTGATAAGCGATTTCGTAATTTGAAATGCGCATGGGTCATTCGTTATTTTTGTGAAGATTTCAATTTTTCCAAGATTAGATTTCCCATGCTCTTCGTGTTTACCCTTTAAATCCCACCAGATCTGTGTCAGCTCCGACAGACGTCGCTTGTCTGTTGGTTTTGATAGCCATTCTTTATTGTGGTGGTTGTACAACGTGTATTTCTCGAAAGCGACAGCTTCGCTTTTCTTATCAAACTTCCTACGGATGCGTTTTCCATTACGTCCAGTAGGGCGGATGTCCACTTCATATCGACCATCATCGAGTTTTTTGATTGCCATCAGAAAACCCTCCGAGTGGTGTGTTTTTTGGCGACTACTAATCGCTTTTTTCGTGGTGGCTGAAATTTAGCCACCAATAGTAGGCACTTGTGATGAATATATTCACGATGAATTCTTAACCAGTCTTTTGACCGGAGTGGGGCGACGTTGTTTCGTTTTGCCCAAAGTGTGCGAGAGCGGGCGCAATTTGCCCGGACTCAGGAGCGATCTGATTGGTCATGAACCATAAAGTGTATTTGGTGAATTGTGGGGTCTGCAGGATGTTCATCATGACATCTGTTGGAGGTGTTGAACGACCACTTTCATAGTAACTCAGCGTGCCATACGGAACCCCTGTTAAATCAGCAAGTTGTTGTCTGCTCAAATACTCTGATTTTCGCATTAAGACTATCTTCTCGCTTATCGTGTTTGACATGGTGTTTAGATCTCAATAGTATTTAGTTTAGATGTAGATTGTTCAGTGCTTGGATGTGTGCACTAAAAGGCATTATAAGGCATTAAACGCAATTCATGAGGGCTGGAGGACGACATGAGCAAGCAAGTAACACTCATGACTGATGCGATTCCTTATCAGGAGTTCGCAAAACTAATAGGAAAATCGACAGGAGCGGTTCGTCGGATGATCGATAAAGGAAAGCTGCCTGTAATTGATATGACCGATCCACAATCAGCTTCAGGTCGTGCAGGTGAATATTGGGTATACCTTCCGGCATGGAATAACGGACTAAAACTGGCTTATGAAAGCCGCCCTAAAGAGATTCGTGACGGCTGGTTGATGTGGTTAGGTCTCGGTGAACCACGTTAAGGAGAACCGTATGAATGAACCTCGTTGTATTGCTCAGTTACTGCGTAACGAAAGCCCCAGGGCGATTGACTTCACCATCACCCACGGTAAGGGGCGTAAGGGAATCATTATCCGCACCAAAAAACAGAGTCCGTTAAAAAAGGCTCTGACCTTTCTGAAAAGCCGGAGGGTATGGAAATGACAGTGATGACGCTCAATCTCGTTGAAAAACAGCCAGCAACTATGCGCCGGATAATTGGTAAGCATCTGGCCGTCCCTCGCTGGCAGGAGACATGCGATTATTATAATCAGATGATGGAACGCGAACGGCTAACGGTTTGCTTTCATGCGCAGTTAAAACAGCGTCACGCAACGATGCGTTTTGAAGAAATGAACGACGTCGAACGTGAACGACTGGTTTGTGCAATTGATGAATTGCGTGGGGCATTCTCAAAACGCCGTCAGGTTGGCGCAAGTGAGTATGCATATATTAGTTTTTTAACAGTCAGTCAGCGCCGTACTTTATTTATGCACGCACGACTGACAGAAAAAGAATTTAACCAGCCATACTGGCGAATTAATGAGGAATCATGTTACTGGCGTGATGCTTTATTCCGTGCATTACGTGAATTATTCAGTCTGTTTGAGTATGCACCGACAATTCTGACATCGGTAAAACCAGAGCAATATCTGCATTAAGTAATTAACCAGAGTTTTTAACGCACTTAATTGTGCGGGGCTTCTTTTTGCCTGGAGAAAGTCATGCATACAGTTTCTGAAAATCAGTGCGGTAAATACGCATTACTGCTGCAACAGGCCAGAACCGAAGCACAGGCCGATGCAGCGACGCGCTTTTCTTCTCATCTTGACGCCATGATTCACCACATCACAAAGGCGGAGTTATCCAGCGTGGAGATAGTCGAGCTGCTCAGTCAGGAGTCGGAAAAATTTCACAATATCGGATTGTCTCGCGGGGAGGTGCTTTGATGTCCTGTTCTCGTTCGGTTGTATTACTGAATAACGCCTTAAAAATCGCCGTTATGAAAAATGGCGATTTATCTCTTATTCAACTTGGTCTTGATAAAGAAAAACGCGAAATAACTGAGTCTGTTATCGCGATTTATCAGAATGAATTAAATCTCCTGTCTGATGTGGTCAATTTACTTGTTAAACGCGCTGTATTTCACAAGCAAATCTCCTCCGTGGATGAACTGACGAAATTAACGACAGAAATTGCCAGCTATTGCGCTGATGAATTTAAAAAACTTAACGACAAAAGGAGCTGGTAATGCCGGACAACGTAGATTTTATTCAGGAACAACAGGCTGAATTACTGGAGCGTCAGATTAACGCGGCAAGGGTAAAACATTGCGGTGCTTCTGCGCTGGTTTGCGAAGAGTGTTACGCGCCAATATCTGCTGCCCGTCGTGCGGCTTATCCGTCAGCCACGCGTTGTGTTTCCTGTCAGTCAGTCTTTGAAGCAAAAAACAAACATTACCGGAGAACGGCATGAGTATTCGTATTGAAATTGGCGAACGTTATGTCGTTACCAGTGACAGCTTTCAGTTTATTCTCCACGAGAAAAAGAGAGCGGAAAGCGGTAAAAACGCCGGTCAGGAATGGCTGGCAGTGGTTGGTTATTACCCGAAATTAAGCCAGCTCGTTTCCGGCCTGATGCATCACGATATTCTGACCGGAAGCGCAAAGTCTTTTGCTGATTTAAACGCGCAGGTTGAGCAACTCAGCAGGCGTTGTTCAGAGGCTTTTGGCTCATATGGCCGTTAAAGCCTCCGGGCGTTTTGTCCCTCCGTCAGCATTTGTTGCAGGCACCGGTAAGGCGTTTACCGGTGCTTATGCATGGAACGCGCCACGCGAGGCTGTCGGGCGCGAAAGACCCCTTACACGTGACGAGATGCGTCAGGTGCAAGGTGTTTTATCCACGATTAACCGCCTGCCTTACTTTTTGCGCTCGCTGTTTACTTCACGCTATGACTACATCCGGCGCAATAAAAGCCCGGTGCACGGGTTTTATTTCCTCACATCCACTTTTCAGCGTCGTTTATGGCCGCGCATTGAGCGTGTGAATCAGCGCCATGAAATGAACACCGACGCGTCGTTGCTGTTTCTGGCAGAGCGTGACCACTATGCGCGCCTGCCGGGAATGAATGACAAGGAGCTGAAAAAGTTTGCCGCCCGTATTTCATCGCAGCTTTTCATGATGTATGAGGAACTCAGCGATGCCTGGGTGGATGCGCATGGCGAAAAAGAATCGCTGTTTACGGATGAGGCGCAGGCTCACCTCTATGGTCATGTTGCTGGCGCTGCACGTGCTTTCAATATTTCCCCTCTCTACTGGAAAAAATACCGTAAAGGACAGATGACCACGAGGCAGGCATATTCTGCCATTGCCCGTCTGTTTAACGATGAGTGGTGGACTCATCAGCTTAAAGGCCAGCGTATGCGCTGGCATGAGGCGTTACTGATTGCTGTCGGGGAGGTGAATAAAGACCGTTCTCCTTATGCCAGTAAACATGCCATTCGTGATGTGCGTGCACGCCGCCAGGCAAATCTGGAATTTCTTAAATCGTGTGACCTTGAAAACAGGGAAACCGGCGAGCGCATCGACCTTATCAGTAAGGTGATGGGCAGTATTTCTAATCCTGAAATTCGCCGGATGGAGCTGATGAACACCATTGCCGGTATTGAGCGTTACGCCGCCGCAGAGGGTGATGTGGGGATGTTTATCACGCTGACCACGCCGTCAAAGTATCACCCGACACGTCAGGTCGGAAAAGGCGAAAGTAAAACCGTCCAGCTTAATCACGGCTGGAATGATGAGGCATTTAATCCAAAGGATGCGCAGCGTTATCTCTGCCGTATCTGGAGCCTGATGCGCACGGCATTCAAGGATAATGATTTACAGGTCTACGGTTTGCGTGTCGTCGAGCCACACCACGACGGAACGCCGCACTGGCATATGATGCTTTTTTGTAATCCACGCCAGCGTAACCAGATTATCGAAATCATGCGTCGCTATGCGCTCAAAGAGGATGGCGACGAAAGAGGAGCCGCGCGAAACCGTTTTCAGGCGAAACACCTTAACCGGGGCGGTGCTGCGGGGTATATCGCGAAATACATCTCAAAAAATATCGACGGATATGCACTGGATGGTCAGCTCGATAATGATACCGGCAGACCGCTGAAAGACACTGCCGCGGCTGTTACCGCATGGGCGTCAACGTGGCGCATCCCGCAATTTAAAACGGTTGGTCTGCCGACAATGGGGGCTTACCGTGAACTACGCAAATTGCCTCGCGGCGTCAGCATTGCTGATGAGTTTGACGAGCGCGTCGAGGCTGCACGCGCCGCCGCAGACAGTGGTGATTTTGCGTTGTATATCAGCGCGCAGGGTGGGGCAAATGTCCCGCGCGATTGTCAGACTGTCAGGGTCGCCCGTAGCCCGTCGGATGACGTTAACGAGTATGAGGAAGAAGTCGAGAGAGTGGTCGGCATTTACGCGCCGCATCTCGGCGCGCGTCATATTCATATCACCAGAACGACGGACTGGCGCATTGTGCCGAAAGTTCCGGTCGTTGAGCCTTTGACTTTAAAAAGCGGCATCGCCGCGCCTCGGAGTCCTGTCAATAACTGTGGAAAGCTCACCGATGGTGATACTTCGTTACCGGCTCCCACACCTTCTGAACACGCCGCAGCAGTGCTTAATCTGGTTGATGACGGTGTTATCGAATGGAGTGACCCGGAGGTTGTGAGGGCGCTCAGAGGTGCATTAAAATGCGGACTGAGAACACCAAATCGTCAGCAAAGAAACGGAAGTCCGTTAAAACCGCATGAAATAGCGCCATCAGCCAGGCTGACCAGGTCGGAACGATTGCAAATTACCCGTATTCGCGTTGATCTTGCTCAGAACGGTATCAGACCTCAGCGATGGGAGCTTGAGTCGCTGGCGCGTGGGGCAACCGTAAATTATGACGGGAAAAAATTCACGTATCCGGTCGCTGATGAGTGGCCGGGATATTCAACTATAACAGAGTGGAATCAATTTGATGACGGGTAATCGAATGGAATGATCCGGCGGTCGTGAGGGCGCTCAGAGGTGCATTAAAACACGGTCTGAGAATACCAAATCGTCAGCAAAGAAACGGAAGTCCGTTAAAACCGCTTGCATTTGTGCCATCGCGAGGCTGATCAAATCAGGTTTGTGATAAATTACTAGTATTTATATAGACCTCGCTCAGTATGGCATCACACAGAAGTAATGTAAGCGTGGGGGGCGTGGTGTACCATTGATATACGACGGTCGAAAATTTACATAGCCGATTTCCTGTGATTGGTTTTCGTTATGCACTCTTTTCTGAAGAGATTAACTACTGATAGACTCAGGTTGGATGTCAGAATCGCTATAGATTTCTTGCTATATATGTATTTTTCAATGAAAATGATCTCTGATTTAAACTGTAGTAAGGTGATTGGTATGGATGGTTTATGGGAAAAAATATCGTCATATAATATATTTAATAATCTTTTTCCAGGTGCTCTTTTTATTTATCTTCTTGAGAGAATGACGAAGATCGTTTTATCTGGCGATGATTTAATAAAAAATGTTGTCCTCTATTATTTTGTTGGCTTAGTCATTGGCCGGATTGGTTCTATCGTATTGGAACCTTTTTTAAAACTATCGCGTTTGATTAAGTTTGCTCCTTATAAAGATTATGTGTCAGCATGTGGTGTGGATGGAAAAATTGAAACTTTGCAAGAGATTGCGAATATGTATAGGACGATATTTTCAATGTCAATTATTCTTTTGGCGACATTGTGCGTTGTAGGACGGTTTACTGGCGAGACATATGGCTTATCTAAAATAACGTTGGCGGTTTTTGCTATTTTGTTTGTTGTCTCATATATTAAACAAATAAGATACATAATATATAGAGTAAATGCTGTTAATAATAAGCTGCCGTAAGGCAGCTTTTGAATTATTCTTCGGTTCTATAGTTACTAATGTATGATCGTGGAGTGGCTGTTTTCCATCCTGCCCTTTCAGGAGCATTATAAAAATGGTACTTACCAAGCCCCTCGGTGGCGATAACTTTCGCTCCTCGTCGAGTAAAGGCATTAATTACAGCTTGATGGGGATGTTTATCTGAACCTGGGGCACATGATACAAATGCGGTTATCTCCCTTTTTTCGCCTTCATTTACAATGTTACCAACAAGTTTATCGAGAACATCAGGGCCTACATTTCTCCGGCTACCATGATGAGGTACTTGAATGAATCTTAATGATTCTTTATTAATGTATTGGGAGGCTTGATCTAAGGCTGTTATACCAGCATCGCCAGTGAACACTAACGTTCTTCCATCAATCTCAAGTTTCAAAATGACACTTGAGTTATTTTGTGCCGAGGTGGTATCGTCATTATCAATACCTTCATCAGTAAACCATTCAGCAACGTAATCAATAAATTTCTTCGTTTTTTCAACTACAGACTCAAAGACTGCTTTTAGTACTTCAAATCCAGCTGTATCCTCAGCTTTTTTGGGCATTCTTGCGAAATCAGGTATTAGAGTCTCATAGTAAGATTGGGTTGGCCCGATAACAACCAGAGTAGCATTATCCCAGGTCATTCCTTGAAAAGGCTCTTTTATTTCAATTCCTTTTTTTTCCGCTAATTTGACAGCGTCATAAGCTTTTTGTAAGTTTTCTTTCATTCGATTTGCAATACTGGCATCAGTTATCCTGCCATCTGCAAACTCACTTGCGAGACCTTGATTATGTTCCCAAGGCTTATGAATCCAAAACTCTTTTACTTCTGCATTTTCTAGAACAGATGTAAGTCCACCGACGTGGTCACCATCGGGGTGTGTGGAGATAAGCAAGTCAATAGTTTTTGTGCGGTAGTATTTTTCAATATGCTCAATGACTTGTTCTCCGGTGCTGGCATATCCTGCATCAATAACGACAACTTTTTGTTCATCTCTTGAACCATGTAGGTTTCCCCATCTGATGCAGATCGCATCGCCGCTTTTTTTTTCGCCAACAGCTAGAAAATCAATTTCGTAACCCATTCCATATCCTTATTAAACTGTGAATTAACATGAATCCAAGATGTTAAATCATATGGATAATAACGCAACTTTTCCGCAGTAAATACTGTGAGCGGATTTAATCTCGTCAGAACTAAAAGCAAGTAGTGTGACGAGGGACAATGAGTCTCTTTGGGGCGTTGGCTATGACACTGACGCAACCAGATTAACGCCGTGAGTCAGCAGATTTGTAATCACACCGGCAATGACCCCAGGAGTCCCATCTTTCACCGCACTGATCACTTTATCCCCCATCGTTTCATTTCCACCAAGCACCTCGGGTTTTTTGTTAAGAACTGTGAGCGCTTTTTCAGTAAGTCGAACATCGTAAAAATACGACTGATGGTCTGTGTTGTACTGAATGTACCCGTTTTCACAGAGAAAATTGAATGTACCTTCAACCACACTACGCAACTGATTTAACACTTTCATTTCTGGTGAGTTAAGTTGGTCAAAGTAGTCATCAGGTAGCGCGGCGTTAAATTTGTCGTAGTTAATCACCTGTGGTACGGGAAAATTTTCCCATAGTACTGCAAAGATTTCCGCCGTTTGTTGGTTAAATAAATCGAGATTTTTCGACATGCAAAATTCCATTTCTTTTGATAATGAGTGGGTTAAACGCTGGACGAGGCAGATTACCACTCTGGCACAAAACAATGATCTTAGTTCACGCGAAGTTGACATATATACCGATAAGCTGGTTGCGCAGGCAACTAGCGTAGAACTCGCTCAGGTCATCAAGATGCTATTGAATTATATTCGAATGCACAAATAAAATGATCTGTATCAATCTGTTAGGTGTCGTTTGTAAAAATGTGTGGACACGATTGTTCTGCTAATTGTTGTCAACATGTGCGTCAACAGTGAGATTGGTGCATTGCGCGGCCAGTGACAACTTTAAAAATTGGCCAAAACCGGCACTATGAATGCCGTTTTTTTTGTGTTTTTTTCTGCGATACTCCTATTTTTAGCAGTGCATGCAATATGTGCGTGGTTTTGCATGTGCCTAAGTTGCATGTTCTGGCTGTGCACCGTCAGGACGGACGCCCCTCAAAAGTGGTAATGCACCTGCATTAAAACCGACCTATGAAGCGGGCGGGCGAGGCGGGGAAAGCACTGCGCGCTGGCGGTGGTGCTGATTTTATTTTTTCAGCGTCTCAGCGCGTCGTGACGGCGCTTAGTCTACCCGTTGTGGTGTTGGTGTGTCTGCGGGGTGTTTTGTGCGGTGGTGAGCGTGTGAGGGCGTGATGACGGGATGTAAAAAAGCCGCCCGCAGGCGGCGATGTTCAGCCGTTGTCAGTGTCCAGTGAGTAGTTTTTAAAGCGGATGACATCCTGACCGAGCCAGCCGTTTATTTCCCGAATCCTGTCCTGTAACGGGATAAGCTCATTGCGGACAAAGACCTTTGCCACTTTCTCAATATCTCCCAGCGACCCGACATTCTCCGGCTTGCCGCCCATCAACTGAAAGGGGATGCGGTGCGCGTCCAGCAGGTCAGCGGCGCTGGCTTTTTTGATATTAAAAAAATCGTCTTTCGTCGCCACTTCACTGAGCGGGATAATTTTAATGCCGTCGGCTTTTCCCTGCGGGGCGTAGAGAAACAGATTTTTAAAGTTGTTGCGGCCTTTCGACTTAACCATGTTTTCGCGAAGCATTTCGATATCGTTGCGATCCTGCACGGCATCGGTGACGTACATGATGTATCCGGCATGTGCGCCGTTTTCGTAATACTTGCGGCGGAACAGCGTGGCCGATTCATTCAGCCAGGCAGAGTTAAGGGCGCTGAGATATTCCGGCAGGCCGTACAGCTCCTGATTAATATCCGGCTCCAGCAGGTGAAACACGGAACCGGGCGCGAAGGCTGTCGGCTCGTTGAAGGACGGCACCCACCAGTAAACATCCTCTTCCACACCACGGCGGGTATATTTTGCCGGTGAGGTTTCCAGTCTGATGACTTTACCGGTAGTGCTGTAACGCTTTTCCAGAAACGCATTACCGAACACCAGAAAATCCAGCACAAAGCGGCTGAAATCCTGCTGGGAAAGCCACGGATGCGGGATAAATGTCGAGGCCAGAATATTACGTTTGACGTAAATCGGTGAGCTGTGATGCACGGCAGCACGCAGGCTTTTTGCCAGACCGGTAAAGCTGACCGGTGGCTCATACCATCTGCCGTTACTGATGCACTCGACGTAATCCAGAATGTCACGGCGGTCGAGTACCGGCACCGGCTCACCAAAGGTGAATGCCTCCATTTTCGGGGCGCTGGCGGTCATTGTTTTTGCCGCAGGTTGCGGTGTTTTCCCTTTTTTCTTGCTCATCAGTAAAACTCCAGAATGGTGGATGTCAGCGGGGTGCTGATACCGGCGGTGAGTGGCTCATTTAACAGGGCGTGCATGGTCGCCCAGGCGAGGTCGGCGTGGCTGGCTTCCTCGCTGCGGCTGGCCTCATAGGTGGCACTGCGTCCGCTGCTGGTCATGGTCTTGCGGATAGCCATAAACGAGCTGGTGATGTCGGTGGCGCTGACGTCATATTCCAGACAGCCACGGCGGATAACGTCTTTTGCCTTGAGCACCATTGCGGTTTTCATTTCCGGCGTGTAGCGGATATCGCGCGCGGCGGGATAGAACGAGCGCACGAGCTGGAACACGCCGACACCGAGGCCGGTGGCATCAATACCGATGTATTCGACGTTATATTTTTCGGTGAGTTTGCGGATGGATTCAGCCTGAGTGGCAAAGTCCATGCCTTTCCACTGGTGACGCTCAAGTATTCTGAATTTGCCACCGGCCACCACCGGCGGTGCCAGCACCACGCATCCGGCGCTGTCGCCACGGTGTGACGGGTCGTAACCAATCCATACCGGGCGGGAACCGAACGGATTTGCGGCAAAGGGTGCATAGTCTTCCCATTCTTCCAGCGTGTCGACCATGCAGCGTTGCAGCTCCTCGAACGGGAACACCGACGCCTTGTCGTCAACAAATTCACACATGAACAGGTTTTTAAAATCGTCGGCGCTGTTTTCGCGTTTGAGCTGCTCAATGTCGAACAGCGTGCAGCCACCTTTCAGGGCGTCCTCAATGGTGACAATCTGCCGCCACTGGCCGTCCGCACAGAGAAGACCACCGGCAAGGGCGTTATGACTGACGTCGATTTCCACGCGTTCGGCGGCGCTGGCGCGTCCCCGGTTGAACAGTTCACCTGACCAGAACGGGTAGGCGTCGTGCGCCAGCGTGGACGGGGTGGAGAAATAGGTCGAGCGCAGGTGACTCTGTGAGGCCATACCTGATGCTACCTTACGCAGTACCTGAAAATTCGGAATCCAGAAAATCTCGTCGACGTACAGGTCGCCGTTATGGCTCTGTGCGGTGTTGGAGTTGGTGCCGAGAAAAATCAGTTTTGCACCGTTATTGCCCAGGACAATCGGGTCACCGGTCAGGTCAACGTCAACCAGCCGGGCAAAGGCAATGATGTATTCGCGGAACACATACGCCTGCGTTTTACTGGCCGACAGAAAAATCTGGTTATGGCCGGTTTTCAGGGCGCGCAGCAGCGCCTCGCGGGAAAAATAAAACGTCGCGCCAATCTGGCGGGATTTCAGGATATCGCGGATGCGGTGCTCAAGCCCGGCGCGATACCAGTGCAACTGATAGTCGAAAGACTGCTCAAAGAAAATCTGCTCCAGCTTTTCGATGGCCTCGTCACTGAAAAAATTCTTTTTCGGTTTGCGACGCCCGCCTTTGTTGCGGTTAGCGACGTTCGGATTAAGGTCTGCTTCGTTGCCGGTCTGGCTGTAGCGGTTTACCCGTGCCAGTCGTTCAATCTGGCGTCCGAGCAGGTCAATTTCCTTGAAGTCACCGCCGGTTTTCTGCGGTTTGATGATGAGCTGAGTCAGCCGCGCTTCCAGACTCATTTCGACACGGCTGATGGGGGCAACGCTGTCCCAGCCGTCGCGCTGTTTCCAGCTCTGCACCGTCGGGCGTTTCATCTGCAACATGGCGGCAATCTGCGGCACGGAAAACCCCTGCCAGTACAGCAGCGCCGCCTGACGACGCGGGTCGTGTAAAAGAGTGGTGTCTGTGGTGATGGTCATGAATACCTCGCCGTGATGAATACACGGCAAGGCTACTGAGTCGCGCCCCGCGATTCGCTAAGGTGCTGTTGTGTCAGTGATAAGCCATCCGGGACTGATGGCGGAGGATGCGCATCGTCGGGAAACTGATGCCGACATGTGACTCCTCTAATCACTATTCAGGACTCCTGACAATGGCAAAAAAAGTCTCAAAATTCTTTCGTATCGGCGTTGAGGGTGACACCTGTGACGGGCGTGTCATCAGTGCGCAGGATATTCAGGAAATGGCCGAAACCTTTGACCCGCGAGTCTATGGTTGCCGCATTAACCTGGAACATCTGCGCGGCATCCTGCCTGACGGTATTTTTAAGCGTTATGGCGATGTGGCCGAACTGAAGGCCGAAAAGATTGACGATGATTCGGCGCTGAAAGGCAAATGGGCGCTGTTTGCGAAAATCACCCCGACCGATGACCTTATCGCGATGAACAAGGCCGCGCAGAAGGTCTACACCTCAATGGAAATTCAGCCGAACTTTGCCAACACCGGCAAATGTTATCTGGTGGGTCTGGCCGTCACCGATGACCCGGCAAGCCTCGGCACGGAATACCTGGAATTCTGCCGCACGGCAAAACACAACCCCCTGAACCGCTTCAAATTAAGCCCTGAAAACCTGATTTCAGTGGCAACGCCTGTTGAGCTGGAATTTGAAGACCTGCCTGAAACCGTGTTCACCGCCCTGACCGAAAAGGTGAAATCCATTTTTGGCCGCAAACAGGCCAGCGATGACGCCCGTCTGAATGACGTGCATGAAGCGGTGACCGCTGTTGCTGAACATGTGCAGGAAAAGCTGAGCGCCACTGAGCAGCGACTCGCTGAGATGGAAACCGCCTTTTCCGCACTTAAGCAGGAGGTGACTGACAGGGCGGATGAAACCAGTCAGGCATTCACCCGCCTGAAAAACAGTCTCGACAGCGCCGAAAGTCTGACCCAGCAGCGCCGCAGCAAGGCCACCGGCGGTGGCGGTGACGCCCTGATGACGAACTGCTGACCGGCGTCAGTCAGTCCGGGAAAACCTTCACGATTAACCCTTAATTTCAGGAAAAACTATGCGCCAGGAAACCCGCTTTAAATTTAATGCCTACCTGTCCCGTGTTGCCGAGCTGAACGGCATCGACGCCGGTGATGTGTCGAAAAAATTCACCGTTGAACCGTCGGTCACCCAGACCCTGATGAACACCATGCAGGAGTCCTCTGACTTTCTGACCCGCATCAACATTGTGCCGGTCAGCGAAATGAAAGGGGAAAAAATTGGTATCGGTGTCACCGGCTCCATCGCCAGCACCACCGACACCGCCGGTGGCACCGAGCGTCAGCCGAAGGACTTCTCGAAGCTGGCGTCCAGTAAGTACGAATGCGACCAGATTAACTTCGATTTTTATATTCGCTACAAAACGCTTGACCTGTGGGCGCGTTATCAGGATTTCCAGCTCCGTGTCCGTAACGCCATTATCAAACGCCAGTCCCTTGATTTAATCATGGCCGGTTTTAACGGCGTGAAGCGTGCCGAAACCTCTGACCGCAGCAGCAATCCGATGCTGCAGGATGTGGCGGTCGGCTGGCTGCAGAAATACCGCAATGAAGCCCCGGCGCGCGTGATGAGCAAGGTCACTGACGAGGAAGGGCACACCACATCTGAGGTCATCCGCGTGGGTAAGGGCGGTGATTATGCCAGCCTTGACGCACTGGTGATGGATGCGACCAACAACCTGATTGAGCCGTGGTATCAGGAAGACCCTGACCTTGTGGTGATTGTGGGGCGTCAGCTACTGGCGGACAAGTATTTCCCCATCGTCAACAAGGAGCAGGACAACAGCGAAATGCTGGCCGCTGACGTCATCATCAGCCAGAAACGCATCGGTAACCTGCCGGCGGTACGCGTCCCGTACTTCCCGGCGGATGCGATGCTCATCACGAAGCTGGAAAACCTGTCCATCTACTACATGGATGACAGCCATCGCCGCGTGATTGTGGAAAACCCGAAACTCGACCGCGTGGAGAACTACGAGTCAATGAACATTGATTACGTGGTGGAAGACTACGCCGCCGGTTGTCTGGTGGAAAAAATTAAGGTCGGTGATTTCTCCACACCGGCTAAAGCGACCGCAGAGCCTGGAGCGTAACCGATGACGAGTCCCGCACAGCGCCACATGATGCGGGTCTCGGCAGCGATGACCGCGCAGCGGGAAGCCGCCCCGCTGCGACATGCAACTGTCTATGAGCAGATGCTGGTTAAGCTCGCCGCAGACCAGCGCACACTGAAAGCGATTTATTCAAAAGAGCTGAAGGCCGCGAAAAAACGCGAACTGCTGCCGTTCTGGTTGCCGTGGGTGAACGGCGTGCTGGAGCAGGGCAAAGGTGCACAGGATGACATTCTGATGACGGTCATGCTGTGGCGTCTGGATACCGGCGATATTGCCGGTGCGCTGGAGATTGCCCGTTATGCCCTGAAGTACGGTCTGACCATGCCGGGTAAACACCGCCGCACCCCGCCGTACATGTTCACCGAGGAGGTGGCGCTCGCGGCCATGCGTGCTCACGCTGCCGGTGAGTCTGTGGATACCCGCCTGCTGACGGAGACCCTTGAACTGACCGCCACGGCTGACATGCCTGATGAAGTGCGCGCAAAGCTGCACAAAATCACCGGTCTGTTTCTGCGTGACGCTGGTGATGCCGCCGGTGCGCTGGCTCACCTGCAACGTGCGACACAGCTCGACTGTCAGGCAGGCGTCAAAAAAGAGATTGAACGACTGGAGCGGGAACTGAAACCGAAGCCGGAGCCGCAGCCAAAAGCGGCCACCCGCGCCCCGCGTAAGACCCGGAGTGCGATACCGGCAAAACGTGGACGCCCGAAAAAGAAAGCCAGTTAACAACCGAATGCGCCCCGCGCCAGGGCGGCACGCCGGTCAGTGAGGGTGAATCACCTGACACTGCACCGGCGTCCACCGCCCGACTTTTCTGAGGTAGTCATGATGACGCTGATTATTCCGCGAAAGGAGGCTCCCGTGTCCGGTGAGGGTACGGTGGTCATCCCGCAACCGGCAGGCGACGAGCCGGTGATTAAAAACACGTTCTTTTTTCCCGATATCGACCCGAAGCGCGTCCGGGAACGTATGCGTCTTGAGCAGACCGTCGCCCCCGCCCGTCTGCGTGAGGCCATCAAGTCAGGCATGGCGGAGACGAATGCGGAGCTGTACGAGTACCGCGAACAGAAAATTGCTGCCGGTTTTACGCGTCTGGCGGACGTCCCGGCGGACGACATCGACGGTGAAAGCATCAAAGTTTTTTACTACGAGCGCGCCGTGTGTGCGATGGCGACCGCATCGCTTTATGAGCGTTATCGCGGCGTGGATGCCAGTGCGAAAGGCGACAAGAAGGCCGACAGCATTGACAGCACCATTGATGAGCTGTGGCGGGATATGCGCTGGGCGGTGGCACGTATCCAGGACAAGCCGCGCTGCATCGTGAGTCAAATCTGATGAAGACCTTTGCGCTACAGGGCGACACGCTCGACGCCATTTGTGTCCGGTATTACGGGCGCACTGAGGGCGTGGTTGAGACCGTGCTCGCCGCAAATCCGGGACTGGCTGAACTGGGTGTGGTGCTGCCACACGGCACCGCCGTCGAACTGCCCGATGTTCAGACCGCGCCCGTGGCTGAAACTGTCAATCTGTGGGAGTAACGCATGACAGCAGAAGAAAAAAGCGTCCTGTCGCTTTTCATGATTGGGGTGCTGATTGTTGTCGGCAAGGTGCTTGCCGGTGGTGAACCCATCACCCCGCGTCTGTTTATCGGGCGCATGTTGCTCGGTGGTTTTGTCTCGATGGTTGCCGGTGTTGTTCTGGTGCAGTTTCCTGACCTGTCACTGCCTGCGGTGTGCGGTATTGGCTCCATGCTGGGTATCGCCGGTTATCAGGTGATTGAGATTGCCATTCAGCGCCGTTTTAAGGGCAGGGGGAAACAGTAATGCCGGTAATTAACACGCATCAGAATATCGCGGCCTTTCTCGACATGCTGGCCGTGTCCGAAGGGACGGCGAATCATCCGCTGACGAAAAACCGGGGCTATGACGTGATAGTCACCGGACTGGACGGGAAGCCGGAAATTTTCACTGACTACAGTGACCACCCGTTCGCGCATGGCCGACCGGCGAAGGTGTTTAACCGTCGCGGTGAAAAATCCACGGCCTCCGGTCGCTATCAGCAGCTTTACCTGTTCTGGCCGCACTACCGCAAACAGCTTGCCCTGCCGGATTTCAGTCCGTTGTCGCAGGACAGACTCGCCATTCAGTTGATCCGCGAACGCGGTGCACTGGATGACATCCGGGCGGGACGCATTGAGCGCGCCATTTCACGCTGTCGCAATATCTGGGCGTCCCTGCCGGGTGCCGGTTACGGTCAGCGTGAGCATTCACTGGAAAAACTGGTCACCGTCTGGCGTACCGCCGGCGGTGTACCAGCTTAAACGGAGTAAACACCATGAAGAAATTATCCCTTTCACTGATGCTGAATGTGTCGCTGGCGCTGATGCTGGCACTGTCCCTGATTTACCCGCAGAGCGTGGCCGTCAATTTTGTCGCCGCCTGGGCGATTCTGGCGACGGTTATCTGTGTGGTTGCCGGTGGTGTCGGCGTGTATGCCACTGAGTATGTGCTGGAACGCTACGGGCGGGAGCTGCCGCCGGAATCGCTGGCCGTGAAGATTGTCACGTCGCTGTTTTTGCAGCCGGTGCCGTGGCGCAGACGGGCGGCGGCTCTGGTAGTGATGGTGGCGACGTTTATCTCGCTGGTCGCTGCCGGGTGGATTTTTACCGCGCTGATTTATCTTGTGGCGTCGCTGTTTTTCCGGCTGATACGTAAAGCCTGTCGTCAGCGTCTTGAGGGGCGGGAACTATGTCAAAGCTGATGATTGTGCTGGTCGTGTTGTTATCGCTGGCGGTGACCGGTCTGTTTCTGGTGAAACACAAAAATGCCAGCCTGCGCGCCTCGCTGGACAGGGCGAATAACGTCGCCAGTGAACAGCAGACGACCATCACCATGCTGAAAAATCAGCTTCATGTTGCCCTCACCAGGGCAGACAAAAACGAGCTGGCGCAGGTGGCACTGCGTCAGGAACTGGAGAACGCGGCGAAGCGTGAAGCACAGCGCGAGAAAACCATCACGAGGTTACTGAATGAAAACGAAGATTTTCGCCGCTGGTACGGCGCTGGCCTGCCTGATGCTGTGCGCCGGTTGCACCAGCGCCCGGCCTGCACCGACGCCAGTGATTGTTGCCAACGCCTGCCCGAAAGTGAGCCTTTGCCCGATGCCGGGCAGTGACCCTGAGACGAACGGCGATTTAAGTGCCGATATCCGACAGCTTGAGAACGCGCTGGCACGCTGTGCCAGCCAGGTAAAAATGATAAAACACTGTCAGGACGAAAACGATGCTCAAACCCGATAGCCTGCGCAGGGCGCTGACTGATGCCGTCACGGTGCTGAAAACCAGTCCCGAGATGCTGCGGATATTCGTTGATAACGGGAGTATTGCCTCCACGCTGGCGACGTCGTTGTCATTCGAAAAGCGTTACACGCTCAATGTGATTGTGACCGACTTTACCGGTGATTTTGACCTGCTCATCGTGCCGGTGCTGGCGTGGCTGCGGGAAAATCAGCCCGACATCATGACCACCGACGCAGGCCAGAAAAAGGGCTTCACGTTTTATGCAGACATCAACAATGACAGCAGCTTTGATATCAGCATTAGCCTGATGCTGACCGAGCGCACGCTGGTCAGTGAGGTGGACGGCGCACTGCATGTGAAGAATATCCCGGAACCCCCGCCGCCGGAGCCGGTCACCCGCCCGATGGAGCTTTATATCAATGGTGAACTGGTGAGTAAGTGGGATGAATGAGTTTAAGCGTTTTGAAGACCGGCTGACCGGACTGATTGAGTCGCTGTCACCGTCAGGGCGTCGGCGACTGAGTGCCGAACTGGCAAAACGTCTGCGACAGAGTCAGCAGCGTCGGGTGATGGCACAGAAAGCCCCGGACGGCACACCCTACGCGCCACGCCAGCAGCAGAGCGCCAGAAAAAAGACCGGTCGCGTTAAGCGAAAAATGTTTGCGAAACTTATCACCAGTCGTTTTTTGCATATCCGCGCCAGCCCGGAGCAGGCATCAATGGAATTTTACGGCGGGAAGTCACCGAAAATCGCCAGCGTGCATCAGTTCGGTCTGTCGGAAGAAAACAGGAAAGACGGTAAGAAAATTGATTATCCGGCGCGTCCTCTGCTCGGCTTTACCGGTGAGGATGTGCAGATGATTGAAGAGATTATTCTGGCTCACCTCGACCGTTAGTTGTGCCATTCCTGACACCTCATCGTCACATTGCCGCCGGTATGACCCGGCGGCATCCTTCCCGTTATGAACACTCTCGCAAATATTCAGGAACTCGCGCGCGCACTGCGCAACATGATTCGCACCGGCCTTGTCGTCGAAACCGACCTTAACGCCGGTCGCTGCCGTGTGCAGACCGGCGGCATGTGCACCGACTGGCTTCAGTGGCTGACCCATCGTGCCGGACGTTCACGCACATGGTGGGCACCTTCCGTGGGGGAACAGGTGCTGATTCTGGCCGTGGGCGGTGAACTCGACACGGCGTTCGTTCTGCCGGGGATTTATTCCGGCGATAACCCCGCGCCGTCTGCGTCGGCGGATGCCCTGCATATCCGTTTCCCTGACGGGGCGGTGATTGAGTATGAACCCGAAACCAGTGCACTCACGGTAAGCGGAATTAAAACGGCCAGCGTGACGGCTTCTGATTCTGTTACTGCCACGGTGCCGGTGGTCACGGTGAAAGCATCAACCCGCGTCACCCTGGACACACCGGAGGTGGTCTGCACCAACAGGCTGATTACCGGCACGCTGGAAGTGCAGAAGGGCGGGACGATGCACGGCAACATTGAACACACCGGCGGTGAACTCTCATCAAACGGTAAGGTACTGCATACCCATAAACACCCCGGCGACAGCGGCGGCACAACCGGGAGTCCTCTATGACAGCGCGTTATCTCGGAATGAATCGCAGTGATGGCCTGACTGTCACTGACCTTGAGCATATCAGCCAGAGTATCGGCGATATCCTGCGCACACCAGTCGGCTCACGGGTGATGCGTCGTGATTACGGCTCGTTGCTGGCGTCAATGATTGACCAGCCGCAGACCCCGGCGCTTGAGTTGCAGATTAAGGTCGCCTGTTACATGGCGGTGCTGAAATGGGAACCCCGCGTCACCCTGTCATCCGTCACCACTGAGCGCAGTTTTGACGGGCGAATGACGGTCACGTTAACCGGCCAGCACAACGACACCGGCCAGCCACTTTCGTTAACCATCCCTGTGAGTTGAAACCATGCCGATTATCGACCTGAACCAGCTACCCGCACCGGATGTGGTCGAGGAGCTGGACTTTGAAACCATTCTCGCTGAACGCAAGGCGACACTGATTTCCCTTTACCCGAAAGACCAGCAGGAGGTGGTCGCCCGTACCCTGACGCTGGAGTCTGAGCCTCTCGTCAAACTGCTGGAGGAAAATGCTTATCGTGAGCTTATCTGGCGTCAGCGTGTGAATGAGGCCGCACGGGCGGTGATGCTGGCCTGTGCCGCCGGTAATGACCTTGATGTGATTGGTGCCAATTACAACACCACGCGCCTGATTATCACCCCGGAAGATGATTCGACCATTCCGCCGACACCGGCAGTGATGGAATCTGACACCGATTATCGTCTGCGTATTCAGCAGGCGTTTGAAGGTTTAAGCGTCGCCGGGTCGGTGGGTGCCTATCAGTATCATGGCCGCAGTGCCGACGGGCGTGTCGCGGATATCTCTGTCACCAGTCCGTCTCCGGCCTGTGTCACCATCTCTGTGCTGTCACGTGAAAATAACGGTGTGGCATCCGAAGACCTGCTGGCCGTGGTGCGTAACGCCCTTAATGGCGAGGACGTCAGGCCGGTGGCCGACCGCGTGACCGTGCAGTCTGCCGACATCGTTGAATACCAGATAAACGCCACGCTGTATCTTTACCCTGGTCCCGAAAGCGAACCCATTCGCGCTGCCGCCGTGAAAAAACTGGAAGCGTATATCACGGCACAGCACCGGCTGGGGCGCGACATCCGTCTGTCTGCCATTTATGCCGCTTTGCATGTGGAAGGCGTGCAGCGTGTCGAACTGGCTGCACCACTGGCCGACATCGTGCTCAACAGTACGCAGGCGTCTTTCTGTACTGAATACCGCGTCGCGACCGGAGGCTCGGATGAATGATTCGCGACTGCTGCCGACCGGCTCATCACCGCTTGAAGTCGCTGCCGCAAAAGCCTGTGCGGAAATTGAAAAAACGCCGGTCAGTATTCGTGAGCTGTGGAACCCGGACACCTGTCCGGCAAATCTGCTGCCGTGGCTGGCGTGGTCATTTTCGGTTGACCGCTGGGATGATAAGTGGCCGGAAGCGACAAAACGCGCTGTTATCCGCGATGCGTATTTCATTCACTGCCATAAGGGCACTATAGGCGCAATCCGGCGTGTGGTGGAGCCGCTCGGCTATCTGATTGAGGTGAGGGAGTGGTGGCAACTCAACGAGGAGCCGGGGACGTTCCGCATCGTTGTTGGTGTGCTTGAGCAGGGTATTACCGAGGAAATGTATCAGGAGCTGGAGCGCCTCGTTGCTGATGCAAAACCGGCAAGCCGCCATCTGACGGGACTGGCTATCAGCTTAAGTACAACCGGCAACATTTTTGCCGGTGCGGGATGCTATCACGGTGACGCCCTGACGGTTTATCCCTACACCCCGGAGGCCATTATTGTCAGAGGGGATTATTTCCCGGCCTCGGCCATTCATTTAATTGATAACCTGAGAGTAAACGCATGACAGTGAAATACTACGCCATTCTGACTAATCAGGGCGCGGCACGGCTGGCTAACGCGACGATGCTCGGCAGTAAGCTGAATCTGACGCAAATGGCCGTTGGTGATGCGAATGGTGTCTTGCCGACACCAGACCCGGCACAGACAAAACTGATTAACCAGAAACGCATCGCGCCGCTGAATCTTCTGAGTGTTGACCCGAACAACCAGAGCCAGATTATTGCGGAGCAAATCATCCCGGAGAACGAGGGCGGATTCTGGATCCGTGAGATAGGTCTTTATGATGATGAAGGCGTACTCATTGCGGTGGCGAACTGCCCGGAAACGTACAAACCACAGTTACAGGAAGGCAGTGGTCGTACCCAGACCATCCGTATGATTCTGGTCGTCTCGAATACCGAAGCCATCACGCTGAAAATCGACCCGTCAGTGGTACTTGCGACCCGCCAGTATGTAGATCAGCAAATAGAAGTTCATGAGCAATCGCGCCGTCATCCATCTGCTTCTTTGACAGAAAAGGGATTTGTACGTCTGTATAGCGGTGTGGAAAGCAATGATGAAACAGTCGCTGCAACGCCAAAAGCAGTGAAAATAGCGATGGATAATGCCAGCGCCAGACTGGCAAAAGACCGCAATGGTTCTGATATTCCCAATCCGGCACTGTTTGTTCAGAATCTGGGATTGAAAACGACTGTTGATAAAGCAGCATCAGCGATTCAGCCAGGAGATTATGGAATTGGTCTGGCTTATCTGAAAACCATGGGAACCAAATCGCAATTTTTTGCTTACAGTACAGCTGTCGGCTATCCAGAAGTGCCAACACATGGTGCTGGTTTCCAGGCCTGTTACAACGACAATCGGCGTGCACAAATTTATGTCGCTAATGATGGCAAGATGTACTGTCGATTCAGCATGTTATCGAAAATTGCCGATGATGAAACACCGTGGAATCAGGTGTTCACCAGTGCACATTATCCAGAAGCATCAGTGAGTGTTAAAGGAATGGTGCAACTGGGGAGCGATGTAAACAGCGTGTCAGAAAATGTTGCGGCGACATTGAAAGCGGTAAAAATTGCGATGGACAACGCCAGCGCGAGACTGGCAAAGGACCGCAATGGTGCTGATATTCCTGACCCGACTTTGTTTATTCAGAATCTGGGACTTAAACCGACAGTTGATAAGGCTGAAAGTGCTCTGCAACAGGGAGCATACGGAATCGGTAGCAAAAATAACTACGAAATGGGTGAGGTTTCACAGTTTCTTGCATATTCAGGTAATGCAGATGAAGTGCCATCGAATGGTGCAGGTTTTCAGGCTGCGTATAACAAGAACAGACGCGCGCAGATTTTCATCACCGGAGCAGGGGAAATGTATCACCGTTTCAGCGGCTCTGATACGGTTAAAGACAGTACAACACTATGGCGTCGGGGTGTTTGTGAAGATGAATTTTCATTTGGCAGCAATTATCACCGAATAACTGGCGGTGTGCTGAAGCAGTTTTTTAACAGTTATTTTTCCGGGGAAACTGGTGTGGTGAATAAAAATTATCAGGTGAATTTTCCGACACCATTTGCCCGTCAGTGCTGGTACGTGATCCCTGTTTTCCGTTCGGCACACGGTGGGAGTGTTGAGGGGGTTGCCATTACAACTATTACTGCAACTGGTTTTACTCTGAGCATCACCGGAGATAACGGTGGATGGAATATTGGGTTTATTGCGGAGGGGGTCTGATGAGTTATTTTTACAGTCCATCAAGAAATGCATTTTATAACAGTGAACTGAAATCTGATTATTACGATGCTCTCGATGCGTGGCCGGATGACTGTATTGAGGTAAGTGATGCAGTCTATCAGGAGTTTTATCTTGGTTATCGGGAAGGGTACAAAATGGTTGCAGGCACTGATAACCAGCCATCATGGGAAGAACGTCCACCATTGACCCATGAGGAACAGGTGGAACAGGCAGAAATGATGAAACAGATGCGCATTAATGAGGCTAACAACCTGATTAATGAAAAACAATGGCCATCAAAATTACAGCTTGGCAGGCTGAGCGAATTAGAAAAGAATAGTTTTAATGCTGTACTGGATTACCTTGATGCACTGGATAAAGTTGATATTAGTACGGCACCTGATATTGACTGGCCGGTAAGTAGCTTCAACAAATGATTGCAGTTGTCTGAATAAATTTTCTGGTTGGTGTTGTACCAGGTGTTAGCCAACCTGGATAAATAGATTGCAATAATAGCTCAACAGAAAATGCACTCACCCATTAACCACGGAGTTAAACGGATGAGTGACTATCATCACGGCGTGCAGGTGCTGGAGATTAACGACGGCACCCGCGTCATTTCCACTGTATCCACTGCCATTGTCGGCATGGTCTGCACGGCCAGCGATGCGGATGCGGAAACCTTCCCCCTCAATAAACCGGTGCTGATTACCAATGTGCAGAGCGCAATTGCAAAGGCCGGTAAAAAAGGCACGCTGGCGGCATCGTTGCAGGCCATCGCCGACCAGTCAAAACCGGTCACCGTTGTCGTGCGTGTGGAAGACGGCACCGGCGACGACGAGGAAACGAAACTCGCGCAGACCGTTTCCAATATCATCGGCACCACTGACGAAAACGGTCAGTACACCGGACTGAAAGCCCTGCTGGCGGCGGAGTCGGTAACCGGTGTTAAACCGCGTATTCTTGGTGTGCCGGGGCTGGATACCAAAGAGGTGGCTGTTGCACTGGCATCAGTCTGTCAGAAGCTGCGCGCTTTCGGATATATCAGCGCATGGGGCTGTAAAACCATTTCCGAGGTGAAAGCCTACCGCCAGAATTTCAGCCAGCGTGAGCTGATGGTCATCTGGCCGGATTTCCTCGCATGGGATACGGTCACCAGTACCACCGCCACCGCGTATGCCACCGCCCGTGCGCTGGGTCTGCGTGCCAAAATCGACCAGGAGCAGGGCTGGCATAAAACGCTGTCCAACGTCGGGGTAAACGGTGTTACCGGCATCAGCGCATCTGTATTCTGGGATTTGCAGGAGTCCGGCACCGATGCTGACCTGCTTAACGAGTCAGGCGTCACTACGCTGATTCGCCGCGACGGTTTCCGATTCTGGGGTAACCGTACCTGCTCTGATGACCCGCTGTTCCTCTTTGAAAACTACACCCGCACCGCGCAGGTGCTGGCCGACACGATGGCTGAGGCGCACATGTGGGCGGTGGACAAGCCCATCACTGCAACGCTGATTCGCGACATTGTTGACGGCATCAATGCCAAATTCCGTGAGCTGAAAACAAACGGCTATATCGTGGATGCGACCTGCTGGTTCAGCGAAGAATCCAACGATGCGGAAACCCTCAAGGCCGGAAAATTGTATATCGACTACGACTATACACCGGTGCCTCCTCTCGAAAACCTGACCCTGCGCCAGCGTATTACCGATAAATACCTGGCAAATCTGGTCACCTCGGTTAACAGCAATTAAGGAGCCTGACCGATGGCAATGCCGCGCAAACTCAAGTTAATGAACGTCTTTCTGAACGGCTACAGCTATCAGGGCGTTGCAAAGTCCGTCACGCTGCCAAAACTGACCCGTAAGCTCGAAAACTATCGCGGTGCGGGGATGAACGGCAGCGCACCGGTAGACCTCGGCCTTGATGACGATGCGCTGTCAATGGAGTGGTCGCTCGGTGGCTTCCCGGATTCGGTTATCTGGGAGCTTTACGCCGCAACCGGTGTGGATGCCGTGCCGATTCGTTTTGCAGGCTCTTACCAGCGCGACGATACCGGCGAAACGGTGGCCGTCGAAGTGGTCATGCGTGGACGTCAGAAAGAAATCGACACCGGCGAGGGCAAACAGGGAGAAGACACCGAGTCGAAAATCTCCGTGGTCTGCACCTATTTCCGGCTGACGATGGACGGCAAGGAGCTGGTCGAAATCGACACCATCAACATGATTGAGAAGGTGAACGGCGTCGACCGGCTGGAGCAACACCGCCGCAATATCGGCCTGTGATTTTCATCCGGTCAGCCAGGCTGACCGGTTAACCCTGATTCAGAAGTGAGAAAACCATGAACAAAGAAAATGTCATTACCCTGGACAATCCGGTCAAACGTGGTGAGCAGGTTATCGAACAGGTCACACTGATGAAACCCAATGCCGGGACGCTGCGCGGTGTCAGTCTGGCAGCGGTCGCGAACTCCGAAGTCGATGCACTGATTAAGGTGCTGCCGCGCATGACGGCACCGATGCTGACCGAGCAGGAGGTCGCCGCGCTGGAACTGCCTGACCTTGTGGCGCTGGCCGGTAAGGTGGTCGGTTTTTTGTCTCCGAACTCGGTGCAGTGACGTTTCCGAAAAATCTCTCGGTCGATGACCTGATGGCAGATGTGGCAGTGATATTTCACTGGCCGCCATCAGAACTGTATCCCATGAGCCTGACCGAACTCATCACATGGCGCGAAAAGGCGCTCCGGCGAAGCGGAAACACGAATGAGTAACAATGTAAAATTACAGGTATTGCTCAGGGCTGTTGACCAGGCATCCCGCCCGTTTAAATCCATCCGCACAGCGAGCAAATCGCTGTCGGGGGATATCCGGGAAACACAAAAATCACTGCGCGAGCTGAACGGTCACGCATCCCGTATTGAGGGATTTCGCAAGACCAGTGCACAGCTCGCCGTGACTGGTCATGCACTTGAAAAGGCACGGCAGGAGGCCGAAGCCCTTGCCACACAGTTTAAAAACACCGAACGTCCGACACGTGCTCAGGCGAAAGTGCTGGAATCCGCAAAGCGTGCGGCGGAGGACTTACAGGCGAAATATAACCGCCTGACGGATTCCGTTAAACGCCAGCAGCGGGAACTGGCCGTTGTGGGAATTAATACCCGCAATCTTGCACATGATGAGCAGGGACTGAAAAACCGTATCAGTGAAACCACCGCACAGCTTAACCGTCAGCGTGACGCGCTGGCGCGTGTCAGTGCGCAACAGGCAAAACTTAACGCAGTAAAACAGCGTTATCAGGCAGGCAAGGAACTGGCCGGAAATATGGCCTCAGTGGGCGCTGCCGGTGTGGGGATTGCGGCGGCGGGAACGATGGCCGGAGTTAAGTTGCTGATGCCCGGTTATGAGTTTGCGCAGAAAAACTCAGAATTGCAGGCCGTGCTCGGAGTGGCAAAAGACTCCGCCGAAATGACCGCACTACGCAAACAGGCGCGCCAGCTCGGCGACAATACCGCCGCTTCGGCGGATGATGCGGCCGGTGCACAGATAATCATCGCGAAAGCGGGTGGGGATGTTGATGCCATTCAGGCGGCAACGCCGGTCACGCTGAATATGGCGCTGGCGAACCGCCGCACGATGGAAGAAAACGCCGCCCTGCTGATGGGGATGAAATCCGCCTTTCAGCTTTCAAACGATAAGGTCGCTCATATCGGGGATGTTCTCTCCATGACGATGAACAAAACCGCCGCCGATTTTGACGGCATGAGCGATGCGCTGACCTATGCCGCACCTGTGGCAAAAAATGCCGGTGTCAGCATTGAAGAAACCGCCGCAATGGTCGGGGCGCTGCATGATGCAAAAATTACCGGTTCAATGGCGGGGACGGGAAGCCGTGCCGTGTTAAGCCGCCTGCAGGCACCGACGGGAAAAGCATGGGATGCACTCAAAGAGCTTGGTGTGAAAACCTCAGACAGCAAGGGAAACACCCGGCCAATATTTACCATTCTGAAAGAAATGCAGGCCAGTTTTGAGAAAAACCGGCTCGGTACTGCCCAGCAGGCTGAATACATGAAAACTATTTTCGGGGAGGAGGCCAGCTCAGCCGCCGCCGTGCTGATGACTGCCGCCTCAACCGGAAAGCTGGACAAACTGACCGCTGCGTTTAAAGCCTCAGACGGGAAGACCGCCGAGCTGGTAAATATCATGCAGGACAACCTCGGCGGTGACTTTAAAGAGTTTCAGTCCGCTTATGAGGCGGTGGGGACTGACCTGTTTGACCAGCAGGAAGGCGTGCTGCGTAAGCTCACGCAGACGGCCACAAAGTATGTGTTAAAACTCGACGGCTGGATCCAGAAAAACAAATCACTGGCATCAACCATCGGCCTCATTGTCGGTGGTGCACTGGCGCTGATTGGTGTCATCGGTGCCATTGGTCTTGTAGCCTGGCCGGTTATCACCGGCATCAATGCCATTATCGCGGCAGCAGGCGCAATGGGGGCAATCTTCACGACGGTTAGCAGTGCTGTTATGACGGCCATCGGGGCGATTAGCTGGCCGGTTGTGGCCGTGGTGGCCGCCATTGTCGCCGGGGCGTTGCTTATCCGTAAATACTGGGAGCCTGTCAGCGCATTCTTTGGCGGTGTGGTTGAAGGGCTGAAAGCGGCATTTGCGCCGGTGGGGGAACTGTTCACGCCACTTAAGCCGCTGTTTGACTGGCTGGGTGAAAAGTTACAGGCCGCGTGGCAGTGGTTTAAAAACCTGATTGCCCCGGTTAAAGCCACCCAGGACACCCTGAACCGTTGCCGTGACACGGGCGTCATGTTCGGGCAGGCACTGGCTGACGCGCTGATGCTGCCGCTTAATGCGTTCAACAAACTGCGCAGCGGTATTGACTGGGTACTGGAAAAACTCGGTGTTATCAACAAAGAGTCAGACACACTTGACCAGACCGCCGCAAGGACTCATGCCGCCACGTATGGCACCGGTGGTTATATTCCGGCGACCAGCTCTTATGCAGGCTATCAGGCTTATCAGCCGGTCACGGCACCGGCTGGCCGCTCTTATGTGGACCAGAGTAAAAACGAATATCACATCAGCCTGACGGGTGGTACTGCGCCGGGGACACAGCTTGACCGCCAGTTACAGGATGCACTCGAAAAATACGAGCGGGATAAACGTGCGCGCGCCCGTGCCAGCATGATGCATGACGGTTAAGGAGGTGACGAAAAATGATGCTCGCGTTAGGTATGTTTGTTTTTATGCGCCAGACGCTGCCACACCAGACCATGCAGCGTGAATCAGATTATCGCTGGCCGTCAAATTCCCGTATCGGTAAACGGGATGCCTTTCAGTTTCTCGGTGTTGGCGATGAAAACATCACGCTTGCCGGTGTGCTTTATCCTGAACTGACCGGCGGAAAGCTGACGATGACCACGCTCAGGCTGATGGCAGAGGAAGGCCGGGCGTGGCCGTTGCTGGATGGCACCGGCATGATTTACGGCATGTATGTCATCAGCAAGGTGAGTGAAACAGGGAGTATTTTCTTTGCAGACGGCACACCCCGGAAAATTGATTTTACGCTGTCGCTCACCCGCGTTGATGAATCACTGGCCGCGCTTTATGGCGATATCGGTAAACAGGCGGAATCGCTTATCGGTAAGGCTGGCAGTATGGCGACTAAATTCACGGGTATGACGGGGGCGGGATAATGCTGGATGCACTGACATTTGATGCAGGCAGTACGCTGACGCCGGATTACATGCTGATGCTCGACAGCAGGGATATTACCGGCAATATCAGCGACCGTCTGATGAGCATGACCCTGACGGATAACCGGGGCTTTGAGGCTGACCAGCTTGATATTGAACTGAACGATGCCGACGGGCAGGTCGGGCTGCCGGTTCGTGGCGCTGTCCTGACGGTGTATATCGGCTGGAAAGGTTTTGCCCTGGTATGTAAAGGGAAATTTACCGTTGATGAGGTTGAACACCGGGGCGCGCCGGATGTGGTCACCATCCGCGCCCGGAGTGCAGATTTTCGCGGGACGCTCAATTCCCGCCGTGAAGGCTCCTGGCATGATACCACGCTCGGTGCGATTGTTGAGGCGATAGCCTCCCGTAACAGGCTGGAAGCCAGTGTCGCTCCGTCACTGGCAGGAATTAAAATCCCGCACATCGACCAGTCGCAGGAGTCTGATGCGAAATTCCTGACCCGTCTTGCAGAACGCAACGGCGGTGAGGTCTCGGTAAAAATGGGAAAACTGTTGTTTCTCAAAGCGGGGCAGGGGGTGACGGCCAGTGGTAAAAAAATCCCGCAGATTACCATCACCCGCAGCGACGGCGACCGTCATCATTTTGCGATTGCTGACCGTGGAGCTTACACCGGCGTAACGGCAAAGTGGTTACACACCAAAGACCCGAAGCCGCAAAAGCAGAAGGTAAAACTGAAACGCAAAAAGAAAGAGAAACACCTGCGCGCACTGGAGCACCCGAAAGCGAAACCAGTCACGCAGAAGAAAGCCCCTAAAGTACCGGAAGCGCGCGAAGGTGAATACATGGCCGGTGAGGCTGATAACGTTTTTGCCCTGACCACGGTATATGCCACGAAAGCGCAGGCCATGCGCGCCGCTCAGGCGAAGTGGGATAAACTGCAACGGGGCGTTGCGGAGTTCTCCATCAGCCTGGCTACCGGTCGGGCAGATATTTACACGGAAGCACCGGTTAAAGTGTCAGGCTTTAAGCGCGTCATAGACGAGCAGGACTGGACAATCACTAAGGTGACACATTTTCTGAATAATAGCGGCTTCACGACGTCCTTAGAGCTTGAGGTCAGGCTTTCTGATGTGGAGTATGAAACAGAAGATGATGAGTGATGTGTTTTGTTTATCTGTTTGTTTTATAAGGATAAATCAACTAAAATGGCACCATCGACAAAACCGGAAGAGGTGCTCGCGATGTTTCATTGTCCTTTATGCCAGCATGCCGCACATGCGCGTACAAGCCGCTATATCACTGACACGACAAAAGAGCGTTATCACCAGTGCCAGAACGTGAATTGCAGCGCCACGTTCATCACCTATGAGTCGGTACAGAGATACATCGTGAAGCCGGGAGAAGTCCACGCCGTAAGGCCGCACCCGTTACCGTCAGGGCAGCAAATTATGTGGATGTAATTACAAACAGAAAGCCCCTCAGTCGAGGGGCTTTTTTGTCGATGTGGTCAATGTGTGGACGTGACCAGAAATAAATCCTTTTATTTCATTGAATTACGCGTAAAAAATAAGCCCGTGTAAGGGAGATTACACAGGCTAAGGAGGTGGTTCCTGGTACAGCTAGCATTTTATGGGTTATGTTTTTCAGCGAAACGGATGATAACCTTAATAAATGCAGCTGTATGTGATCGGTTTCTAAGAATTTTCCATCCGGGAAAAATAATCGAAATTAATCACTTACCGTGGGGGTTACGCGTGGTTTCCCCGGAGAAATTACGCATCAGCAGCGCGTAATTTAGCTCAAGATCCTGCGGCACCGGGAGCCACACAGTATAACCATCGCCTGGTGCTACCGGCATAGCTTCGCCTTTGGCGTTTTCCATGTGCTCAAGGGTAAAGTTAATGTTGCCTTGCGGCGTCATCAGCTCAAGGCTGTCGCCAACGGAGAATTTATTTTTCACCGCTACCGCCGCGAGGTCCCCCTTGCGCTCACCGGTAAACTCACCAACAAACTGCTGGCGGTCAGAAACCGAATAACCGTATTCGTAGTTCTGATAATCGTCGTGAGTATGACGACGCAGGAAACCTTCGGTATAGCCACGATGCGCCAGACCTTCCAGAGTTTCCAGCAGGCTGGTATCGAACGGTTTGCCCGCAGCGGCATCATCGATAGCTTTACGATAAACCTGTGCGGTGCGTGCGCAATAGTAGAAAGATTTAGTACGGCCTTCGATCTTCAGCGAATGCACGCCCATTTTGGTCAGGCGTTCTACATGGGCGATGGCGCGCAGATCTTTCGAGTTCATGATGTAAGTGCCGTGCTCATCTTCAAACGCGGTCATATACTCGCCCGGACGCTGGGCCTCTTCGATCATAAACACTTTGTCGGTTGGTGCGCCGATACCCAGCGTCGGCTCAACATTTTGCACCGGAATCGGCTCGTACTTGTGTACGATGTTGCCAACATCATCTTCTTTCCCTTCCAGGACGTTGTACTCCCAGCGGCAGGCGTTGGTGCAGGTGCCCTGGTTCGGGTCGCGCTTGTTGATATAGCCAGAGAGCAGGCAGCGACCGGAGTAGGCCATGCACAGCGCGCCGTGAACGAAGATCTCGATCTCCATATCCGGCACCTGATTGCGGATCTCTTCAATCTCTTCCAGCGACAGCTCGCGAGAGAGGATCACGCGGGTCAGGCCCATTTGCTGCCAGAATTTCACCGTCGCCCAGTTCACGGCGTTAGCCTGCACCGAAAGGTGGATCGGCATTTCAGGGAAGTGCTCACGCACCAGCATAATCAGCCCTGGATCGGACATAATCAGCGCATCCGGCCCCATTTCCACCACCGGTTTCAGGTCACGGATAAAGGTTTTCAGCTTGGCGTTGTGCGGTGCAATGTTGACCACGACATAAAACTTTTTCCCCAGCGCGTGGGCTTCATTGATGCCGAGCTGAAGATTTTCGTGGTTGAATTCGTTGTTGCGCACACGCAGGGAATAACGCGGCTGGCCCGCATAAACAGCATCTGCGCCATAAGCGAAAGCGTAACGCATATTTTTCAGCGTTCCCGCCGGGGAAAGGAGTTCCGGTTTAAACAT